AAGCATCGGGTAGGTTGTCGCAGCGCTGACTGGCAGGGCCAGCATTATCAGTAGGAGGATTGTTTTCATTTCAGTTTGTGACTTCGGATGTGGTGATTGTGGCAACCCAGCGGATCGTCTTTGCAGCCTCGCCGGTCACTTGGATTCGCAGGCTTCCGTTCGTGGTGTCGGCGTCCACCGCGACGGCCCATGCTGTTGCTCCGATCTGATTCTCTTGGAGCGCGTCGAGAGACGTGCTGGCTGCGTTGGCGTCGCGATGGATGAGTCCATTGAATTCCCAAGCGTCGTTCTCGCCATCGGCGTCTGTGCGGCGCGCGACTAGGAGAATTTTGAAGGCCCATGAGGAATTGTTTGCAAGCGCCGCCCGTTCACTGGCGACAGACCCATCAAGGAAAATCTCGCTTTGTGAACCGTCCGTAGTTATCGCACGGCAGATTTTGGTGCAACTCTGAGAATCCCCTGCATTTGTTGTCTGGCCGGATGCGTGGGCGTGTTCACCATAATTTTTTGCCTTCGCGTTTTTTCCAGTTGCGAAAGAGTAAGCCGCTGCTGATTCGCCCAGCATCGAAAGGCAAACTGATAAATTCCCGCTCGCAGCCGCACCGTAGCCAATCGCAACGCCATTCGTCCCGGCAGCGGTAGGCACGGTCGGCGTGCTCGGGTTCTCAACATAGAGTTGAAGCGCTCCCGCAGCCACATCCGCCCACGCTCCACCCTCGTATTTCTGAACCTTCGCCGACGTGGTGTTGTAAATCAGCATCCCATTCGCCGCTGTCAGCGCGTTTCGCTGCGTCGTCGTGAGGCTGATAAGTTTTATGCCCGCGTGTGTCGTGCCGCTGAAATTGATCTGGCCGGTCATCGTTCCGCCTGTGTAGGGGAGGGACAGGCCAGCAGCTTCAAAGGCGCTGGCCGCGACAGTCGAGACAGTCCCCGCGCCCGTGAAGATCGGCAGCGTGTTGGAAACCCAAGTCAACGCGGACAAGGCTTCGAGCTTCGCGGTAAGAACCGGGTCGCTGCCTCCGCTCGCGTGTGTTGATGCGTGCGCCGTGACGGCCGCTGTTGTGTCTGGACCGACGCTGCCGAGAATCCATGCGCTACCATCGAAGATGCAGACCACTGCAAAGTCCATGCCCGAGGCAAGCCCTGCCACTGTCGCGAGAAGTGTTCCGCCGCTCGTCGCGTTGCGAACCTGAATCGTCGGGTTGACGCTCGCGGGCAGGCTCAATCGAAGCAGAGCCACGTCACCACGCTTCCGATTGGCCGTCAGCAAGGCCAGTGTTCGCGTGTAACCGCCCGCGCCCGCACCGGCCGTAATAACGGCGGCGTGGTGTCGGCTGTTCGTCTCGGGTTCAATATCAGTGTTGCCAGCCGCGCTGAAGCTCTCCTGCTGCAAGCTCGCTGGTGAAGCGAGGTTCGGATTGAGCAGGGTCAACTCCAAGAAATGACCGTCAAACGTCGCAGGATAAGGGTCAACTCCCGGAACTGGTGCGTCTGCGACGAACGGAGAGATTGCGCCGTCCTGAGTGTCGTATTTGAGTGTGATTGTCGCGCCGGCGCGCGCGGTGACGTTGAGCAGGTAATCAAGCGGCTGGCGGTCATTCGGAGTGTCATCCGTCGCGTTGAGCCGGATAGTCTGCGGCGGGTCGCTGACTTCAATCCACCACGCATCGCTCGTCCCGTGCGCGAACGTGCCGCCCTGATAGGTATATCCGAATCGCTCGCCGTCCGCGTAGTTCATCAACACGCACAGGCCGCGAACGCGAAACTCCAAATTGTAAACCCTGTCCGTGATTCCCTGAACGGTCACGGAAGCCTCGCCGGTCGAATCAACTGCGGTCACTCCCTCGGGAACTGTCGGCGGGCATTCAAGCCTGAGAGTATCCGAGAGAGTCGCATCACGCCAGACAGCCGCGCGGCCTTCCAGTGTGTTGTCAACGCGCGTCCAAGGCAGCTCGGGGAGGTCAACGAGCGCGGCCTCCATCGAGTCAGCAAAGAGTGAATCCGTCACGTCCTCGGGCATTCCAGAATCCGCGCGAAGCACTTCGTTCCGCACGGTGACGGACTGCTGAAAAGTAAACTCCTCGTCTGATTTTTTGAGTTCGACTTCAAATACGCGCGAGATTTCAGCGCCAGCCGCTTCGTCGAGCGCATCGTTCATCTGCGTCGTGTTGATGTTCAACACGCCCGAGAAATGGTCGGTGTCCCAAGCGAGTGTTTCCTCTGCGAGCACCACGCCCGCCGTGGTGCCGATGGCAATTCGGCAGTCGTAGGCCGCGCAATCCTTCACGGTCAGCGGCGCGGACAGTCCACCCGTAGCTGATGGCTCAACGAAGAAAACGCGGAATGCGACCATCTCCTCCCTCGAAAACGAAGGGAGCAGCAATGCCGAACCATTTTTGTAGGACTGGATGAACGCGCCGTTGAAGCGGTCAGGCCGGAGATTTAGGGTGATGTCGCGCGCTGCCATGTCATTTATGGGGTGAAGTCAACGTCAAGGTAGCTCCACCCACTGCGGCGAGCCGCTGACGACTTGCAGCCCGTAGGTCTTGGAGTTGTCGAGGTGCGAATAGTTCAGCGCAGTCAGCGCCATAAGCTGCTGCTCGAAGCTCAACTGACCGTCGCTCCAGTGCCGGCCATCCACGTTGAGGTCAATGAATTCGACATCGTAGCTGCCCGCCTTGGGCGTCGAAACCAGCCCGCCCGGCCCGGCCGGGTCGTCAATCGCCCACGTCACCACGCTCCCCAGCGTGGCCGGCTTGTCGCCGAGGGTGAACGAGTCCCACGCATCCCAGGTCACCTTGCCCTGCTCGTTGCACACCAGCAGCCCCTTCGGGATGCGCAGACCGATGATGGGCGTGGTGCCGGCGTAGCTCGTGGCCCCGGTTGACCAGCCGCGCGTGACCAGCGGTGGGGTGATAAATTGGTTCACGACCGGCTCCGGCGTCGGGCCTTGCGTGTGTAGCGCGCGGGCGGTAATGCCCGCGCCCAGCGTGTCCAGCGGGTCAAGGTCGTGGGCCTCGGTGGTAACACCCTGAACCGTCGTTGCGCCGGTCTGTGGCGAGGCCCCGCCAGTGATGCCAAAGCGGTCGTTGTAAAGCCCTTCCTCGGCAACCTCATCCCACCAGTAGCGATTCTGCAACTCGAACGGCTTCAGGCAGAAGAAATGTTCCGAGCCGTCAGCAGAACCAAATGACCAGTAATTGTTTTGGTTGTAACCAGGCGCGAGCGGGCGCGACACCCACATTGCATCAATGCCGATCTCGCGGACGAAGAGTGACCGCGAGACTTCGTGCCCGCCCGCAGCCGACGCGCCCGGCGCAAACCGCCGCCGCACGCCACGGCTCGTCTGCTCGACTATCTCCCCAGGACCGGCGATGGGTTGAAGCGACTGAACTGCGTCGAAGAGCCAGCGCAGGCATTCCGGGTATTTGCCCGGCCCCTGCGGAAATTGCGGGGGTGTCCTCATGTCACAAGATCGTATTGCAGCGCGGTCGCCTCATTCCCGTGCAACCACTCCTGCGTGATTTGGATTTGCCCCTTGGGCAGCGTCCGCCGCTTGGGGGTGGCCTTGAGCCAATAGCCACCGCTGGGCATATCGGCTTGGATGCCGCTCGGTATGGTCGTTTGCTCGGCGAGCAACTGCGCGGTTGTGTAAAGCTCTCCGACGTGCAGGCTGGCACCGCTGACGTAGGCATTCGGCGCGGTGAGTGTCTTGCGCAGGACATAGGCTCCCGGCAGCGGGTGCGTGGTCACGCCCGAACGAACCAACGTGAACCACGCCTCCGCGTCGTCCTCGTCGTAGGTCGGAGAGACGCCGCTGGCTTCCCCGCGCACCGCTGCAATCGCATCGGCAAGCAGCAATGTCTTGTCCGACCTCATGTCATTGTCCCAACTCTCGATGTAGGAAGCCAGGTGTGCTGGAACACCGCGCTCCTCCATCCGTTTGTAAATCGAAATATCCCGGTCGTTGCCGTCCAGCTCGAAATCCACGCTGGTTTGATCGGCGGCGTCGCTCCCGTCCTGCGCATCGGGGATGCGCGCGGTGAGCACGCCCGTCAGCCCGTCCGCGTCCGGGTCAATGTCAATCTCAAGGTTCGGGTCCGCGAGGAGCGTTGGGATGTAGGCATTGATAGCCTCCAGCGTGCCGGACCAACGGCGCTGAGTTTCCCAGCCGTGCTTTGGCCGATACTGGCGGCGCGGCTCCATCTCCCGCAGTTGGTTGTTGCCCAGGAGTCTCATTCCATTATGCCGCACAGTCGGCGGACTTCCGCCTTTTGGTCGGCTACCAGTTTGTTTTGTTTTTGGGTCAGCTCCATCATGGCCGCGTAGTAGCGCGTAGCCGCGTCTGGCCCGCGCACCGGCACGGAGGCCACGTCGAGGCCGATCTGCGTGAGCCGGTCGGTGGCACGGGTCGCACTGGCACTCTTCGCGCCCTCCTTTGTGGCCGGCTTGTCCAACTGCCCCAGCTCGCCGCGCGCCTTCTCGATCTCAAGCTGTTCCTTGGCCGCGAGCGTCCGCGCCTCGGCTGCCGAGTAGCTTCCCGCGTCCGCGTAAGCCTTGATTTCCGCAATCTCCCGCTCGCGCGCGGCAATGTCTTCTAGCAGGGCGGCGCGCTTGGCTTCCGGCCCGCCGGCAGCGAGCGCGTTCTTCTTCCGCTGCTCTTCGACCGCCGCCTCTGCCTTCGTCGCGGTCTTGCCCTCGCCGGTTTCGGCGAGTGTGGCCACCTGTTTGTCGGCCTTCTCGCGCTGCTGCTTGTTCGATTTCTCGCGCAGCGCCTTCATGGTCGGGTCTTCCTCGGTCGAAGCGTTCAGGCTCTTCAGCCAGCCGCCCACCAGCCCAACGATTCCGCCGATGGCTGAACCTGCGCCCAAGGCTCCGACGACCGGGTTTTGACCTGTCAGCGTGTCTGTAACCGCCGTGTCCACGATGGCCCCGCCAAGGGCTTTGACCTTGGCGAATTCAGTGAGTTGCTTCAGTGCGGATGGGTCCAAATTCCCGAGGCTGGCAGCTAGAGTATCGAAGCCCTTTGCCCAAACGGGCAGCATTTCAAGCCCGCCCTTGCCGAAAATTTCCTTGATGGCCGACATTTGCTCGCCGGTCACTTGACCGGAGGCGGCTACATCCTTCATTGAATCCGAAATCTGCGCAAAGAGCTGTTGTGGAGTCTTGGTTCTAAGGTCGTCCACCGTGACTCCGAGCGCGGCGTAAGCCTCCGCGAGCTTCACCGTGTTCTTAGTGCCGTCCACGCTGCCGTTCTTGACCTCTTCCTGCGCGTGGGCCAGTCGCCCGATTGCCATTACCGCCGTGCCGGCATCAAGGCCAACGCTTTCGAGCGTCTTGGAGTAGCGCTGGAAGTCGTCCGTGTTGAGCTGTGTTCGGATGCTGCCGAGCTTGATCTGCTTCGCACGGCTCACCAGCTCGTCTATCTTCGCAAGAATGGTCTGAGGGTCGAAGATGTTCGCGATGGCGTGCTGGATGCCTGGAATGACCCCAAGGAAGGACTTGGAAAAGCCCTTGCCCACGTCGCCCGCGAGATGGCCCGCGAAGCCGCTGGCCTGCGCCTTCGCCTTGTCGAGCGTCGCCGCGAAGCCGGAGCCGTCGCCCGAAATCTTGATTTTCAGTTCCGCTGACATTGTGCGAAGTCCTGCGGTGCCTTGCCCGCCCGGCAGTGTTCCCAGAACGCATCCGCGTCCGCCTGCGCCTCGGCTCGCTCCTGCCGGTCCACCAACGAGAGCCGCCCGTTCACCTCGTTCAGCGTCGCATGGTTCCAATGCGCGAGGGCATAGGGGCAGTTGAGCGCCTGCTCCTCGGTGAAGTGGAGCTTTGACATGAGCGTGATCTTCAGGACGTGGAGCGGATGGCTGCCCAACGTCACCAGCTCAGAGTTCGGGTCCGAGTTCCATTCAAACTCCGGGATGGCCCGCGCCGCCGAGAGGTAGGCTTCAAAGGCCGCGAGCCTGGCCGCGAAGTCCACCGCGAGCGGACGCTGCCACCACCGCACGGGCCGAGTGGCCGCGCGTAGGATGGCCTTGGTGAAGTCGGAGACGATGGCGGGCAACTCCGGGTCGTTCAGCGTCTCGGCGGCGTCGGCGTGGCTCTGTGAGCACACCAATAGGGCGATAAACAAGTCCTCTGGCTTGGCTGGTTCGATGAACGCGAACGGGCTGCGGATGCGCTCTAGGAGGAGCTGGTGCCCGATGGCGAACGGACGCAAGGACACGCCCATGACCGTGTGCCGGTCGGGCAGGGCCGCTTTGAGGTAGGCTTCGCGCAGCATTGGGCAGACGCGCCCGATGCGCGGTTAGGAACTGATGACCGTCGCGAGGGCGGCGGCTTGGGTGGAGTCCGTGTATTGGGTCGCGGAAACGGTGACTTCAACGGCTCCGCTGTTGCTGGCCTTCACGGAAACGGCCTCGTCAATGACATAAGAGCCGTTGAACGCGGCGACGGTCGCCGACGCGATGACAAGCAAGGTGCAAGCCCCCGGCAGCGCACACGCCGCGAGCGCGAGCGATAGGGAAGCGCCGCCGGCGATGATCGTGACCTGAATTTTCTTGATGGCCTCCGGCTCGATGTAGCCGGCCATTTTTCCGTCCCGGTCCTTGAGCTTGATGATGTGGCCGAACTCCGCCGAAACGTCGGCGCTCTGGGTCAGGGTTCCCATTGCCACGCCCGCCACGGTGGGCACCAGACCGCCGACGCCATATACCGCCCCATAGCCACGAAAGGTTGCGCTCATACCAATGGGCGCAAGTCAACCGCCGTCAGGTCAGGTCAGGTCCGCCTCGCACGCTACGCAGTCGAATTCCCACTTGGACACGAAGAGCCGCCCCTGCGTCCCGCTCGTCACGCCCCTCCCCGTGATGCTGTTGGCGAAGACGTAGAGGCCGGCAACGGCACCGGAGAGCCGCGATGGTAGATCGTCCGTGTCCAGCGCGGCGCGGAGCGCATCGAAGGCCGTCAGGTGGCCGGCGAGCGGGCTGGTCCCGGCGTTGTCCTTGTCGCCCGGCGTCTGCAGCTCGACGCTGGCCTTGACGCGATAGTTGCCCGTGTCCTGCGGGAACTCGTCGCCTTGCGTCACGTCCACGACGTAGCTCGCGGCGTCCAAGTCCTCCGCGCTCTGCCCGGTGTTGATGTTGGATAGGCCCGCGCCGGCCATGAGTGATTTGAGCGCGGCTTCGAGTTGGTTCGCGACTGGCATGGGCTTAGAGGTTGGCAGCGGGTTGGTTGATGCGGAGCTTGTCTTCGATGTAAGTCGTCATTGCCGCAGTCTCGTTCTTAAACGCCTGTTCGACTGCTTTCTGAACGAGTGGATGGATCACCCATTGATCGCTCTTACCCTCCTTGGCTCCGACCTGATAGGTTGCTGTTGCCTCCATTCTGAAAGCCTTCTCCGACACCTCGGCAGGGAGCGCCTTGCCCTTGAGCTTCACACCGGGTAACCCGATGATACCGTGGGCCTGCTTCATCTTGGCGGCAAACACCCGGACAATCCCAGCAAAGCCGGCCTTCAGCGTGCCCGATGACTTGAAGCGACTCTTGAGCAACGTCTGGGCCGCCGCCTTCATGGCCGCACCGTGAAGCCCTTTCTTCGACTTGCGCCCCAGCCTGGCATTGATGATCCGGTAAATCAGCGCCCCACCGAAGATGGCCGCGCCCCGTGCGCGCTTGCCCTTGCGGATGGCCCCTTTCTTCGTCTTGTTCAGCTCATAGCCAATCACGTTGAGGCTGCTCTCGATCTTCGTCCTCGGCGTGGCCGGCGTGTTCGCCAGTGCCTCGCGCGCGATGAAGAGCATTTTGAAGTTGATCGCTTCCTCAACTGTGCGCGATGTGAGCTTGAGATACTGTTGCAGTTTCGCGTCGAAGTCGCGCGCCGTCGCCGGGTCCACTTGAAAGGTCGCGTTCATCGAAGCGGGTTCCCAAGGTCGAACTCGTAGGACGCGCCGCCCGCCGTCTTGCCAACGGAAAGCACGCGATACGTCACGCCCCCATGCGTCACCGTCTTGCCCGCCGTCGGCGCCGTCCCCGCGATGTCCGATTGCCGCACGATTAGCGTCAGCGCAATCTCCGCCGCCACGCCGCCCACCTCCAGCACCGTCCCCCGCTTCAACGTGGACACGACGCAGCTAATCGTCTCCGCCACGAAGACCATCGTCGGCGAGCCTTGCGCCCCGCGATGGTGCGCCAGCCCCCGGCTCTGCGATTCGGATAGTCGGCTCATAAAGTGAAAGGCCCGCCCGCGTTAAGAGGGTCGGGCCTTATGTGAAATCGTTCTGTCCGATTTAGTCGGGGTCGGTAGCAACCGTCGCGCTGCCGCCCGCGAACCTCGCCTTGAGCACCTTCAGCCCGTCCACTTCAATCACGTAAAGCCGCACGCCGGTTGCCGATGCGTCCGGGGCTGATTCAACCGGCGAAACTTCCAGGAACGTCTCGACCACGGGCGAGTCATTGAACATCGCCTTTCCCGTTCCTGTCTCGTCCGCCAATGAAGCCGCCAGCCCCGCGCTGCTGGCCGTCGCATCCGCGTCCCTGATGGTCACAGAGAACGCGCCCGTGTCCGTGGTGAGCAGGTAGCGCCGGGGCGAACTGAACGGCCCGATGACCGTCGTGCTGCTGGCCGCGATGGACTCAACCCCGTATTGCACCCCGCTCCCCGCCACGTCCGCCACGCGCACAATCGAGCCGGTCGTGACCGCATCGGCAACGATGGTGAGCGCCTGAAACGCGGGGAGTTCGAGCGACTTGGACGGCATGGTCGGCAAGGTTTAACCAACGATGATGGCGACGTGCGCGGGCTTGATGACCGTCACGCCCCACACCGCCGACACCTCGTAGTGAACCATGCGGTAGCCAGGATACAGCGCCAGCTCGAAGCTGATACCCGAAACCGGGTCGGTGATGACCTGCCGGTCGGTGGCGAGATCGTTCGGCGAAGCGGCGGGCAGCCGCGTGGAGAGCAGCACCGCGTCGCGCGTAAAAGCCGTGTTGCGCGTCGAGGTGCCGAAGATGGTCATGGCGACATTGTTCGCCAAGGTCTGCTTGAGGCCCGGCGCGGCAATCACGATGTCGCCGTCCCCGTCGCCCGCGAAACCGGTCTTGACGACATACTTGTTGGTGTCGCCCGCGAAGGTGATGATGTCGCCCGCGAGGATGGTCCCCGTGCCGGTGTCAACGTGGATGGCCGTCTCGCCCACCGCCAGCGTGGAGCCGTCGCTCAGGTAGCTCGCGCCCGTGCCCGCCGTGGTGGTCTGCACCTGCGCGGACTCGCGGAGGTTGAACTGGTAGAGGCTGCCCAGCACGCCCTGCCGGATCATGCCGCCGCCGTCGCCCGCCTCGTTCACCTTGAACAGATTCGACGTGCCGCGCAGCGCCACGCCCGCCGTGGTGTTGATGACGCTCTGGCGCTCGCTCTGCGGCGCGCCGTTGTCGTCGAGAATCTTCTTCGCCTGCGCGAAGTCCGCGAGCACCGGAGCGGTGCCGGCAGTCGCACCGAAGGCGCGGCTCGCGCCGTTCTTGATGGCCGTAGCCACGTCGGTTTCCATCTCATTGATGGCCGCGCGCAATGCCTGGGCGATCTGCTGCTGCTGGACGTTGAGATAGCCTGGGCCGTTTGGCACGCTGAGGTTCTTCAGCTCCTCCTGCTGCCACGAGAACGGGAAGGCCCGGCTCTTGGTGAGCGCGTGACTGGTGTTCGCGATGGTCTGATATGCGGCGGTCGGAAACGACATGGCCGGCGTGATGTCCTTGCCCGCGCTGTTGGCCGGCGCGGCGGGGATGCGGATGGTCTGGTTCAGCCCAATCGCCTCGGCGCTCGGGTCGAGCTGCACGGCGGGGATGAAGCCGACGAGTTCGCGCGACACGACTTCAAGCGCGCGGTAAGCATCTGGGATGAGGGATGTCAGTGTGTTGGCCATAGATTTGTCTGGTTGTCAGTTGAACCGAAAGTCACTCCGTCAGCCGTCCGCCCGACTTGGCGAACTGCATCCGGTCGAAAACGGACAGCGCGTTGAAGTCCGCGCGCTTCATGGTCGCGGCGGCGGCAGGAGCCGCCGGCTTGGGCAGCTTGGCAGGGTCCACTCCCTGCGCGGCGATGACCTCGGCGGCCTGCTGGCCGGCGGTCTGCGCGGCGTCGTTAAGCGTCGCAATCTGCGCGTTGGCGACGGAAAGTTTCTCGGTGAGGTCGGCCAGTGTGGCGTCAAACTGCGCGCGGCAGGACTCGGCGGCGGCATCGCGCTCGGCGATGGCGGCGGTGAGCTTGTCGCGCTCACCCACGAGCGCGGTGAGTTCTGCGGACAGCCGGGAATTATCGGCGTTCGCCTTCGCGAGATTGACGAAGTATGACATAGCTTCTGCCCTTGCGGCCAAGTCAACCGCCCGCAATTTCAAGAACCTCGTCGAGGTCGTTCGCCATGCCATCCGCAAAGCCCTTCGCCACCGCCTCCTCGCCGCTGAACGTCTGCCCTTCCATGTCCTCCGACGCGATGGTCCGCGAGGCCGTCAGCGCCGCGCGAAACGCCTTGCCGATGCTGTCCACGCGGGCCTGAAGCATCTTACGTTCGTCGTCCGTCATGGGCCGGTGATTCGCCCCCATGTCCTTGTATTTGCCCGACGTGATGGACTCCGCCTTGATGCCTTCCTTCGCCAGCCGTTCGCTCTGGTCCAGCACCATGCAGCGCACGCCCACACTGCCCACCATCGAGGACGGCGAGACGAGGAACGTGTCGGCCTGGCTCGCCAGCCAGAGCGCGGCGGAGCAGCACATCCCGTCCGTGTAGGCGATGACCGGCTTGCGCGTGCCCACGTCACGAATCTTGGCCGCGAGTTCCGGGATGCCCGTCACCGTCCCGCCGGGTGAATGGAACGCGAGCACGATGCGCTCGCAGTCCGGGTCACGGTCGGCGGCGGTGAGCAGCGCGGAAACCTTGTCCGCCGAGCAGCCGCCGCAGTCCATCTCCATCTCAGACAGGTGCTTGCCGATGATGCCAAACACGGGGATTACACGGGTAAATCCCGTCACCGGAATGTCGTTCGCGTCCGCCTCTTCGCGGGCTTCCTGCGCATCGTCGAAACGGTCATGGGCGCGCGGTTGCGCCAGCGGCACGCCCTCGGACACCGCGCGCCAGATGGCGCTCAACGTCTCGTCGTTGATGGCCCACGGCTCGTTAAAAACCTTCGCCGCAATCAGGGGGTATTTCATGGCTTTGTCGCCGGGTTCACGGCGGGTTTCTGCTGTGGCTGCGCTGGCAAATCCTGCGCGAATGGCACCGGATTTGGGTTGCTCTGCTCCAGGTGGTCGAGCACCCAAGCCAGCGGCAAGTCATGCTTCGCCGCGTGCTTCTTGGCCCGCTCGATGTAGGCGTCAAACTCGTTGTCCCGCTGCGTGTCGAAGTCCTCATACCACCCGCCGTTCTTGGCCGCGATGCGCTGCTTGGTGGTGAGGCCGTGCGCGAGGTCGTCGAGGTCCGCCTGCCGGGAGTAACCCTCGTCCACGGTGATTTGGCCGGGGAGCTGCGGCTCGAACTTCCACCAGTCCGTGCCGTTCTTGGGCAGGAATCCTTCCTTCATCGCCTTGGCAATCGCGTAGCCGACGATGCGCCGGAACCGCTTCTTGATGGTCTTCTGCCGGTGCCGCACCGACGCCCGCGCGCCGTCCTGAATCAGCCGCACCGGAGCACCGCCGATGCCCGACGGGTCGGTGAGTTCCAGATACCAGTCCACTGCGCGCGTGCCCTCGCGTTGCAGCCGGCGAACGAAGTCCTCCGTGTTCGTGTGCGGCGTCGCCGAGTTGAAGGCTTCCAGCTTCTCGCCGCTCCCCGCCTTCATGTAGAGAAACTCCCCGCCTTCGAGCCGCTGGATTTTCAGGTCGGTATCCGTCGCACCCGCGTCTTCATTGTCTGAAATCGCTGTCTCCGCCGTGTCCGCCGTGCCGCTCTCGGTGTAGTGCGTGATGCCTTGCGAGCTGTGAATCTTGACGATGCGCTTGATGAAAACGTCAATGTCCTGAAGGTCCATCCACGTCAGCAGCGCCGGGGCAATCTTGGGAATCCCGCGCCGTTGCCCGGTGAACAGCGGCTCGAAACCCAGATGACAGTTCGCCGTCGAGTAGTCCTGAAATTCATTCGGCCCCATGCCCTCCTGCACCCGGTAGCCGATGACCCGGCCCTCGCGGTTCAGGATGCAGCCGTTCACCAGCCGCGCACCCTTGAAGCTGCTGCCCGCGTCCTTGATCTCCGGCGCATCCCCGCCGATGCGGTCGGACGGGAGAAACATGAGCTGCGGAAAGCCGCTCTCAGCCGAGGTCAGAAGCATGGCCTCGTCGCCGTCCACATCCAGCGCGAGCGAGTAAAGCAGGAGGTTCGTCCCGATGTCGAAGCCCGCGCCCCTCATGTCCGCCACGGGGTAGAAGGCTTCCGTGAGCCATTCCTCGGCCTGCTCGCCCCACTTGCGGTCTGCCCCGTAGTATTGCGGTTGCCAGCCATCGCCTACCGCATACATGGCCTTCTGCTGGATGGCCGCGTAGAGGATAGCGACCTGAGAGAAGAGCTGCCGCGAGCCGGAACGCAGCTCGAAGATTTGCCGCCCGTTCAGGTGGTGCTCAAGATTGCCGCCGAAGGAATAGGACCGGGGCCGGTAATAGTCCGACGTGCCCGTGCTGGCCGGCGTGGCAAAGAGGCTGTTGCCCGTGGCCTTGGGCTGCGGTGGCGAGTTGAAGGCCAGCTCCCGGCACGCGGGCCGTCCGTTGGGGGCGAGGATAATGGACATTGGCTAGGTGTAGCGGGGCCGCGTGCGTTTCGCGCCGATGACATCCGTGCGCGGGTAGGTGCTAGGAGCCAGCACGTTCAGATCGGAAAGAATCATCTCCTTGCGCCGCACCAGCGTAACCTCCACCCGCTCGCTCAGGTTGGAATCCCCCGCGCCGCTGGACACCACCACGCGCCCGCTCGCCAGATCGTCGAGCACCTTGCCCAACTCGGTTTCCAGCCACCCCTGCGACTTGCCCGGAAAATTGCGAAACGCCATTTCCCTTGCTGGGTAGTCAACTTCACGGGAGGCTTGCTTTCCTCCGACACTACTGCAAAAAGTAGTCCGTGCTCATGGAACACGACGGCGGTTTTCACGACGCAGCCGACAGCTCGCACGCGAGCTACGAGTCGCACCCCGTCGAATCCCTTGAACCGCTCCCCGCGCCCGACTCCGAAAAACTCGGCTCCGCCCTCGCCGTCATGTTTCGCTGGATGACGCTCCCGCACGTCCGCGACTGCTCCGGCCTGAAGGTGGGCAACGGCACGGGCGCTCGACGCATGGTCGAAACCATCTGCCCGCGAAAACTTGGGATGCGAACCGCCGCGATGATCTACTCGCTGCGCCCCGACCTCTTCCCCGGCGAAACCGCCGTGAGCCTCGCCAAGAAAATCGGCGTCACCAAGCAAGCCTTCGCCAAGCACGTCCGCGCCTTCCGCACCACCTTCGACCTGCAAACCCGCGTCATGCGCTCCCCCGCCGCGCGCGAAGCCATGCGCCAAGCAGCCCTCAAGTGGCACCGGGAGAGAAAGGGGAAGGCGTGACCATCATCGGAAAACTGCCCCCGCTCTCGCCCACCGAAATCATCCCCGTCTTCATCGAGTTGAGCACGGCCCGCCGCCAGCGCAACTCCTCCGAAGTCGAGCCGACGGAGATGGATCAGCGCGAGGACGCGCTTTACGCCGTCGTCCTTGACCGGCTGCAAAAGGCCGCCAAGGCGGACATCACGCCGTCGGCTGCTCCGTAGCCTCCCCATCCTCCGCCCCGTCCCGGCAAATCTTCACTCCGAGCCGAAGGCGGTGATGATGCCGGCCATGCTCGCCGCCACGGCAGACATGCAGTAGCAATCCCAAAGATGGTTCGGACGCTTGCCGATGACTTCCCATGAATAGCGTCCTGGGTCTTTGGCGTTCGGTCGCTTAGCCTCGGCGAACAGGTGCCGGCTGAAATGGTCGGAGACGCCCTGCCCTACGAACGCGAGCCGGCCCTTCATCATCGCGTCACGTCGGCTGCCGCAGATGTCCTTTATAGTCGGATTACTCCAACTCACCACGGGACAGGTCTTGCCCGCGAGTTCCTTCCGGCGCGGGTCGTCTGCCGCGAGGCCAAAGCACGGGTCGCCCTTGTCCGCCGGCCAAGAGTAGGGGAGTCGCACGGGTTCAATCTTTCCGGTCTTCTTGTTCTTCCTCTGGGTCGTGAAGGCTGGCGACGCGGTCCCGCGCATCGCCCACCAGCAACGCCACTTGCCAGACTTGTCGGCGTGACCGTGCCGGGCGCACTCGGCCCAGACTTCGGATTGCCAGTTGCCACAGTCCACGAGCACGCACTGGTCGGGCACCTTGAACTCCGCCTGTTTTTCGGCGACTTGCTGCCACGTTTCCAGCCGGTCAGCCCAGAGGACCATTGACTCGCCAGACTTCGACCACGCTTCGGCCAGCGCCCAAAAGTGGCCTAGCTGCTTGTCCACGCTCAGGAAAATGTGATCTTGGCTCGCCCAAAACTTGCCGCTGTCCGCCTCGGCGACGGTGACAGTGACGGTGGGCAGGTTCTCGACGGCCCCGCCCTTGGCCGGATCGTAGAACTCGGCGAGTTGCTTCTGCATGAACTGGATGGTTGGCACTTCCGCACCAAGCCGGGCGGCGGCTCTTGCGGCCAGCCACTTCTCAACCAACTCGGTCCACGGGAAGTCAATGACGTTGCCCCAATGGAAGGACTTCTTTTTCTGCGACTCGGCGGGGTCGGTGCGGTAGCGGCCTGATAGGTTCCATGCGCCCTTCGTGGCCGGTGTGTCGAGGTGGACGTGCGCGCAGTGCGGGCAGGCGAAGCGGATGGTTTCAAGCGCGCGGGCAAGGTTGGTGCGGTCGGCGTCGTCCTTCTCCTGCTCGTAGAGAATGCCCCACCGCGAGCCGTCCGCGCGCTGGCCGCTGAACCGAGGCTCGAAGTATTGGCCGCACCCGAGGCAGGCAACTTCCCATCCGTGAAACGTGCCGCTGTTGAATTGCGTGTGCCAGTCGTCGCCGGCCTTTCCGCCCTGCGAGATGCACAGGAGCTTGCTGTTCTCCTCGCGCAGAAAGTCACCGAGACGGCTCTTCGCCTCCTCAAGTCTGCCGGGATACTTCTCCGCGAGAATCCACGTCTCGTCTGAGATGACGACGCGGAAGCCACGGTTTTGAAGATTCGAGATGGATGGTCCGCAGAGAATGAGCGGCAGGCCGTTGGTGAAAAGAATCTCGGTGTTGCGTTCTTTGTGCCGGTCGACCGGCATCATGCCGGCGATGTTCGGCACGCTCTTGAGCAACGGCATGGTCCGAAGCTCGGCGTGGCTCTTCGCCATTTCCTCGGTCTGGATCACGAAGAGCACGGACGCGCCCGCTATGTCCACAAACCAAGGGATTGAAATGTCGGCGAGGAGGGTTTTGCCAGAGCGCGGCGGCGCGCAGACGTTGACCTCGCGCACGCGGTCGTCGGCGATGGCTTCAAACGGCGCGATGAAATGGCGCGACGTGCTCACGTCGAATCGTCCGCTGCGCGTGAGGACTGGCGGGAGGGTCACGTTGTCAGCGGCCCATTCGTAGATCGGGCGGCGGTCCTTGGGCGCGAAGGCGGCTGCCCATGCGTCGGAGATGGTCGAATCACTTGCCACGCCACCCCTTGCCCCACGCCTGAACCTCGGCGCGGATTTGGTCGTTCAGCTTCTTTCCGTAGATGCGCGCCGATGGCACGTCCAGTCCCGCGACGACGGCCGGGAATTCGTTTTCAAGTTTCGAGTCGAGCAACGCGGCGAACTTCGCGGCGAGCTGGCGCACCGTCTCAGCCACTGCGGCGCGCGGAATCAAAACGCCTTCCTTCACGTCGTTGGCGAGCTTGAGCTTGCGCCATTCCTCGAAGGTCTTGCGCTCCTTGATGCTGTCGCCGTCCTTGTCGCCAGACGCCGGGCGGAGCGCGTCGAGAACCTTCGCGAGCGGCTGCTTGTCCGGCGGGAAAAGGCCGGCGTCCACGAGACGCTTGCGGACTGTGCGCC